CTCTAAGTGAATAAAAATACATATACGCCTCACCGCTTTGACCCGTGAGGTTCGTCTCTGGATGTCCCCAAGAGTCGGGATGTATCTCACCCCAACTTATAGCGTTGACGTAGCCCTGCCCCCAACCGTTCTGATTGTAGGCGGAACCTTGGCCCCATTGAATTGTATTATTTGGACTTTCCATTTTCTTTCAAGAAATTTATCAATTTGACCTCGTTCTCGGGCTTCACCTTATAAGTACCAACCGTGGAACGACTGTCCGTCCGTTGGGTACATTTGTCCGTTTTGGTTTTCATAATACTCTGGGGTAAGCGATCCGTAGAAAGTCAAGTACGACACCAAGCGTCTGCCGTAGTGTTCTGCCGTGTCTCGCTCCTTCTGGATTAGGTATTCCAATTCGCTCTTCTCGATGCCTTCGGAGTTCTCGCTTTGCTTTTTGAAGATGCCTCCGTTGCTCACCTTGTACGCAAGGAACGGAAGTATCTCTACCATTGCGTAATGCACCAGAACGTCTTGGACGTAGTCGGTCATCAGCGTCTCGTAGTTGCCTGTGAGGGTGGACGCCAAGACGTCACTCTTCAGCTTGTTGTACAGGGCAGTACCAACGAGGGCTTGGATGTGCAGGTCTTGCGCTATCTTGATGAACTGCACCATCTGGTCACGGTCAACATTGCCGTTGATAGCGGTTCTCTTTACGAGGTCATCGGGGGAAATGAATAGGGGATACATATCTTATATAACCTTATTTTGGTATGCCTATCTTTTTTGCGTACTCGGGTGTGTAACCTCTGTAGTCCTGCGAGATAGGTGGTTTGGCGACTAATGAATCGTTGACGGGTAACTTCACTCCCAACTTACGGAGGTCGTTTACGCTTACCTCGGAGCGTTTGTTCTTGGGGTCGGGTGTTACTCCCTTCGCTCTTGCCAGATACGTCTTCCGCATCCAGAAGTGATGACAGTTCGGGCCACCTTTGTACAGGAGAATATCGTAAGTGGCTGCTCCGTTCTTTCCGAATCCTGCATTCACGGACTTACCGCTCATCGCTTCGATGTCCTCAATACGGTAGATTTTGTTCGCCTGCAACATCAAACTACAGAATTCCCGCTCACCCGTCTTTTCGCCTGCGTAAGCGTACCGAACCTTGTATTTGAACCCTTCCTTCGTTACGCCATCTTGTGCGCTCTTGGCGTTCGGGAATGCGCTTCCTGTGGATGCGAAGTTCACCTCTCGCATCTTGACGATGTCTTGCTCGGAAAGTACCTCGTCACCGACCAGTTCCCACTCCTCCAAATCCTCGTCTTCACCAAGCGAGGTCAATTCACGCACCAACTCCTCGGAGGCAGGGGCTGATGCTTCAAGCTTTTTTTGCGACTTCATTTGCGTGATGACCGCAGACGAATTGCCAGCGAACAACGCCTTCGCAACAGACGGCTCAAACTGCAACATCTGCACAAGGAAGGTGATTGCTTGGTCTTGCGTAAGAACGCCCTCCTGTACGGCTCGCATAATGTCCAGAGAGGACGCAATCTGCGCTCCGTTATACGATGCTTCTTTCTGGGCGATTTCTTCGTTCACGGTAGACACAACCTCGCTCGTTACTTGGTCGGCTTCCTTCACTCCCGTCTCCTCCTCGATTGTTGTTGAGTCCGTGATCTTGATGTCGTTGAACTCCATCGGTGAAAGCGACTTGAAGTACAGGTTCAACGATACGTTGTTCACCGCAAGCAGCTCATCAAATGCATTCAAGATGCCCATCTGGATAGGACGGATGACCGTATTGTCTAAAAGCAAGTATGCGTTCTTGATTTCGTCTGCATTGCTTCCCAATCCAGTGTTGTCCTTGATGCCAAAGAGCATCGGAGACGTAATACGGTGACCTACCAATACCTTTTGAGCCGACTCCCGAGAAAGGAACTCGTACTGCAAGTGGGCGTCTGACAGGGTGACTGGCTCGATCGTAGCCGCCTTTGTACTGTCATCGTTGAAAGCAAGAATCCAACGGCCTGCGTTGGTGCTGCCCTGCCACTTCTGGGCGATGGTGGAATTTATATTGTCTTGCTCCTCTTGTGGGGGAATTCCGTTATTAAAATTAATTATCATCGACGGGGCGAGGCCCTGTTTGATATTATTTATATGATAGTTCGCAATCTCCTCCTCCAATTCCGCATAAGGCAGAGCCGCCAAGTAGCGAGGGGGTGAGTAGTAGTATGAACCAGCAGCATACGGGCGGTAGTAGAAGATTTCACGCTTCTCATTTGACTGCCCGAAAGCAGCGATGCGTTGCACTCCAGTACGGTTCCGCACCTTTGTCCAATCCCAAGCATAATAGTAGGCGTTGATTTCCCCTTCTTGGTCGCACTTCTCCGCTCGCAAGGTCTGAACGGGCATATGCGTCACCTCTGCGATTGCTGATTTGTCAGAATTCCACAACACCTGCAACGCCCCATTACCAAGCCAATAGACATCGTTGGCAAAGCGGTAGGCACATTCATCCGAGATCAACCTCCGCAACTCAAGGAAGGCGGATGGATTGGAGGCGGAGTCGGTAGCGTCAAGCCCCTTGCCGTATATCATATCAACGATACCCGTGATGACTGCGTTGTTCGTGGCGGAGCCGTTCCTGCGGTCAATGAGGTATTGGTAGTAGTTGTTGTCATCCCCATACTCCACCCAATCAAGGCGGGGGTTCTCTACGATTGCAGGGGCAACGTAGGAATCAAACTGAACGAGGCGAATGTTATTCTCCATAAATCTTGAACTGATTGTTCATCGTCTCCTCAACAGTAGGGAGGACGGGTTGATAGGTGCTTGTTGTTTGACCACTCGGAAGCATCAGCAGACGGTCAAATGCGAGAATCTTGGTGTTTGTCCAAGCCACGTTGAAGGTCTGCTCCGTAAGGCGAATCATATACACTACCTCGGCATCAAGTGGCGTGGTATTGTAAGTGAAAGTGAACTCACGAGTGTCTGCGTCAAAGGTAGGGGAGGTCACGTTGTAGATGGTGTCCGTTCTGCCGTCTTTTGAGTAGAGAACCATCTGAACTCGCCACGTTGAGTTGTACCCTGCGAGGGTGTCAACCCCTACTTGCCAGTCACGCACGGGCAGAGTGATAGTGTTGTTGGTCTTATATGATACGAAAGTCATACCTATATAACCACGAAGTGGGACTTATGTGAAAAAAGAAAGGGGGCCGAAGCCCCCTCTCACGTCCCGTTGGTCTAATTACGACCCAGTAACGATTGTTGGTTTGGTACCTAACAATCCAGCGAACGGGTTATTCGCAATCGCTCCGAGCAGGAAGTTTGCAGGTACACGCTCTTGACCCGTCAAGGTCAAGTTGTATCCCGTAAGGTCTCCCATAGCAGAACCAGTTACAATCGAACCTCCCGTTACTTCTGAACCGTGTTCCAATCCCATCACCCAAGAGTTGCCGTTGTTGTCTTCAACGATGACAACTGGCTTCGCCCAAGCGAGCAACTTCACCTCTTTGTGGGTGTCGGCATCTTGCTTCTTCAACACGATGTTCAACACCTGCTCGAAGAAGGTCGTGCCGTTGTCACGGCTGGAAGTGATGGCCTGCTCAAAGTTTGAAGTTCCTTTCAAGTCGTACTTGTAGGCACTCGTGGCAGTTGTGGCCAGTTGGTCAATGACATCCGTGTCAGCGGTGTCGTAGGAAATTTGTGCCAAGTCGATGGCGTTGATGAAGTATACTGCATTCAGTCCTCCAACTTGGTCTTTGCAGGGCTCAATGCGCCCAAGTGTTAATGAACAAGCCATTTTATTTTATTTTTTATAGTCGTTAGAAATGTGAGTTTTAATTCTGTGACAGTTGGCGCATAGTGTTTGCAGGTTGCTCAAATCGTTGTTGTGGCGGTTGCCATCTATATGGTCGACATCAAGCTGGCAAGGGTGGATAGGAATGAATCCACACATCTGGCAAGTCGCTTTCTTGTGTTTCCGATAGACATCTTTTGGTCGGACTGCTCCTTTTGTTTTATACCTCCACGATTGTTTGCATCTTTCGCAGCAGAATTTCTTTTGCTGCCCTGTCAACTGATTTGAACAGTTCAAACACAAAAGGGAGGACGAGGGTGTCTTACCCAAGCCCTCCCCCTGCGTCATCTTTCAGCGTTTAGGCGTAGTAAACCAAGTCGGCACCTACTCCAAATTGAACACCAGCAGTCATCCGCATAATGAAACGTACATTTTTGCTACCGTCCAAATCGCCCATATCCAGAACCTTCACTTCGTTGGTATCGCTCAAAAGCCCGCAGCCGAAGTACAAGTTTGACTTCTGACCAGCGACCATCTTGTTTGAACCAAGGCCTGGGGCGTGGAACAACTTGATACCTTCAAACATCAGCTCTTGATTGTTGAACCAAGTGGAACCTTTTGAGTCCACACCCGCAGCACCCAAGCCAGAAGCACCGAATCCGCCCAATGCACGGACGTAGGCCTTCATTACGTTGGTTGGGATGTAGATGTGCAAGTCCTCCTTTGCAAACAATGCGGCAGGGATAGCGTCTACTACCTTGCCCAACTCGGTGATGACGTTGGCTGCCGTTACGCCACCAGTTGCAGCAGTTACGTCAATGACAGTTGTGTCGGCAGCAAGCAATGCTTGGAAGCCGTTGAACTCACCTGCGTTGGCAGTTGCTCCAGTCCAGATCTTCTGCTCTACCCACTCGGCTACTTTAGCAGAGTTGTAGGCGATGAAGTAGTCAACGAAGTTCTTTGGCAATACGTCAAAAGCGGAGTAGCCCATTTGGATGGCTTCCCAATCGCTCTCGAAGTCGCTCTTGCACAACTCCAAGTTAACCTGCAAGAACTCGGGCTGCAAGATGCGCTCGGTCAAGGTCAAAGTGGAAGTGTCGGTGAAGTCGCAGGTCTGGTCTTTTACGATACCATCCAGCTCTACACGCTTGATTACTTCTTTGAATTTGATGTTCGGCTTAACGGTCAAGCCGCCTTTGGCGATTGTGTCGCCACTCAACAGGGCAGCAGAGATGTACTGGCCTGCAAATTGACCAGTATAAGTGGTCGTAATGCTCGTGCTTGTGGGCATTTTATTGGGGTTTGTTTAGTTGAATAATTTGTTGAACACTCGGTCTGCGGTAGTCGCAGTACGCTTCGCACCGATTTGGAATTTCAGTTCGGGTTTAACCTCGACAGGGGCAGCCACGATGGGCTTCTCTGCGGCCATAACCACCTCTTTCACTTCCTCCTCTTTCTCGACTTCCACGGACATTTCTTCTTTCTTGCCCATTTCTGCCTTCATCATTTCAACCTCTTCTTTCAGAGATTGAATCATAGCCATCACCTCGGAGATGTTTGGTTCAGCAGCGGCCTCGACCTCGATGGTCACTTCCTGCTCTGCTTCCTCTGCCTTCTCTTTGATTTCGGCAATCACGCCTTCTTCCGTAACGACCAAGATGCGACCGTCCTCCATTTGGTATTCACCAACAGGGACTGCCACCTTCTCGCCTTCGCTTCCGATTAGGAAGATGTTTTGACCTGCCTCAAGAACCTCGGCTTCCACCATTGTTCCATCAGCCAATTTTGCGCTCGCAAGGGCAACCGCTTCGGGTTGCAAGGCGAACTCAATTTTTTTGAAGATGTCATTCAAATTCATACTATAATAATTAGAGATTAGGGGTTTTGGGTATTTTTGCCTCCAATGAATCCGATGCCTTGCGCCCACTGGTCATTCGGGTCACAACACTTTCGGGAGTAGGTTTCGTCTTTGCACAGACATCCACGCCTTGAGTTGGGTGGTACTGGTGGTTTAGGATTGTTTTTCATTTTCCTTGATTTTAGATTCTGCCCAACGCTTCGCAGCCAGTCCACCCCAAAGGAGATAGGAGATGGTACCGCAAGCGGATGAGTCGCTCTCATCGTAGTATTCCTCGGCTCTTGATAAATAAGAGAACATCCGCTTCACGGTGTCAAAGGACACGGGCTTTCCGTCTGCGAGTTGCTGCGCTCGTATCTTGCCTACTGGAGTGGCGCACTTGTTTCCGCCCTTCTCGTTCAACTCAATACCACGCTTGGCGTTGTTGCGGACTGCCTCGGGGTAGTCAGAATATGATTCCAAAACTACCCGTTGGCCTCCCTTTACCCGCTTGTCTTTTTTGAGGATTCCCTTGACCGCTCCCAGAACGTACAGTTCAACGAGGTGTTCCGCCTCTTGCTCCTCGATCTCGGCCATTGAACTCATCGCCACTTCCAACGATGGCTTATGTGCGAACCATCCCTCAATGGAGTAGCCCTTGTACTTGCCCGCCTTGACGTCCTCCCACACCTTGTCGTTGTCAACCTTGCGGGTCTGCATCCAAGTACCGATGGGGTAGTTCATTCCGTACTTGCGGCTCTTGTCGTGTACCTCGTCTTCAATAATCCATTGCTCAATCGTTGTCACCCCACTCACCTGTTGCGAATGCTCCGTGGTCGTAGACGCTTGGAGACCTTTCTTGAGGAACAGTTCAGCCGACTGGCGGATGGTTTTGTCCGTAAAGAAGACATAGTACTCCTCCCCTGTCTTATCGTCCTTGCGGTAGATGGGCTTGTTTGGTATTAATACAGGGCCGATGATGATTCGCTTCTCCTCGTTTTGGATAGCGAAGGACACCTGTTGTGCGGAGAGGGCTACAAACTCCTCCTCGATTGCTGGGTTCTCCACTACCGAGATAGCGTTCACGCCCATAAACTGCTCATTTTCAAGCACTAATTCGTAATACTTCATCCTCCGAAATTTGAGCTGGTACGGATTCTGCGCTCCAGCATATTGTTATTGTTCATTTGTTGATTCACGACATACGCCTGCATAGGGCGGTCAAAGATACCCGAGAGTGGATTCTGCCCGATTCCCGTGAAGGAAATGTTCGGAGTGAAACCTCCTCCGCCTCCTGTTGCTCCCGCTGAAGGTACTGGAGCAATAGGGTCTGCCGTGGTTTTGTTCGGCTCAAATTTAGAACGAGCGATGGTTGCGATTTGTGCCGCTCCCGTTACTGCCGCAATACCCGCCTGTACAAATCCAGCGGGGCCAGGAGTTGTAAGTTGATTCATAATTGCTGCTGCCGTGTTTGCTACTGCTTCACCAAGACGTAGGGCTTTGGTGATTCCAAACACCTTTCGTGCGTTCTTCTCGTCCCCTTTGGAGAACGATTCCGCCAACTGTGCCAAAGCACCAAACGCCTGCCCTGCTAACTCCAGCTTCTTTGCGTTGTTAGCCATCTGGCGTTGACGGTCAATCTTGTCGTACTTTTCATTGACCTCTCGCTCGGCCTCTCGCTCGGCTGCTGTGATTTCTCCTGCCTTGTAGATTGTGGCTTCTCCCGATGCGATCAAAGCATCAAGGGCTGCCTTTGCATCAATCTTGATTTGTGCGAGTTCCTTCTCCCGCTCCGACTGTCCTACCCCTCGCAGTTTGTTTATTCCATTCTGGAACTCCTCAAGGGATTTGACTTGTGCTGCCCTGCGTTGATTCAAGGAGTCAATCAGTTCCTTGTCACCTTGCATTATGAACTTGAGGTAGTCCTCTTCCTTCTTTTGGGCATCGGCTCTTACTTTGTCAACCTCCGCAAGGCGGGTCTTCTCCTCATTTCGTAGGGAGTTGAGTTCGCTCTGTAACTTTTTCTGCCTGCGGATTGAATCGGCCTCCAAGTCCAGAACCCGTGCCTGCGCTTCTGCGATTGCTACAAGTTGCTCCTCTGTTACTTCAGAGATAGCCGCTTGGTCTTTTAATGCTTTCGCCTTTAGACGTGCTGCCTTGAGTTCTTTACTGGCTACTTCCTCCTCTAATTTAGAAGCACGTTGAACTGCGGCAATCCGCTCCTCTGTGGACTTGGTTGCGTCATCGGCAATGAATCGTGCCTCAATGATTTGCTTGTTGGCCTTTGCACGAAGAACAAGCAACTCACGCTCTGCGTCTTCAACATCGTTTAGGATGTTACCAATTCTTGCTCCCTCGGCTGCGGCTGCTGCGGCATCCTTTCCGAACTTTACCAATGCCTCACCTGCGGCTCCAATCTTTCCCGTGACGTTCTCAACGCCAAGACCGACCTTTCCAACCGCATCTACTGCAACCTTTCCCGCCTCTTTGAACTTACCGTCCAGCACCAAACTGATGGCCTTACCAAGCGAAGGAATAAACTCAAGAAGCCCTTGTATGCGGTTCGTGAGGTTTGTCTTTAGTGCATTACCAAAATCCTCGAGTGCCTTCTTTGGATTCTCAAATACGGAAACAATCTTCTCTCCGAGGTGAATCACCACGTCCGTCAACTTGCCAATGACCGCACCCATCGCAGTCATTATGACGTTCAGCTTGTCACCACCTCGTTCGGTCTGGGTGAAGTAGGCAGCGAGCGAACCAACCACGGCAACCAGCGCACCAATACCCGTTGCAATGATTGCCCCCTTAAGGGTCTTCATCGAGCCGACCGCAGTTTGGACTCCTTTGTAGAGTCCCTTCATTGCACTCACTCCACCCTTCGTGAATTTGTCAAGGGATTCGGTTCCTGCTTCTACCGCCTCGTTTAGGTTGTCCGTGTTCTTGTTGGTCTCCTTTAACGCCTTGTTCAGCTCGTCAACGGCAAGGACGGCTTCGCCATTCTCTACTTTTAGTTTTATAACCTTTTCCGTTGCCATATACGTTTGATTTGAACCCGTGCTTGGGCGATGCTGCTTATGAGGTGATACTTCCCTTTGGCCATTTCCACTTCCTCGGACAGGCCGAGGTTGGGTTGCTTGAGGGCTTCTACTATAAAACCGAGGTCAATCATATCTGTTGTACTTCCATTCTCACTTCCCATACGCTGCTTGAGTTTGTAGTTTTTAATGATTGACAAAGCACCCCGACCACTCGGTCGTTGACCACGAGCATCTCTACCTTAAATCTGTGGTCTGCTGCTATCTCTCTAATCTCGGTCACAACGTCAACGGCTGCGCCTCGTTCAACCGCATAGTAATGCGAGGTGGTATACGTTCCGTTGCCTGTTTCGTTTACGATTCCAGAGAGTTGGAATATACGCTTATCACCTTCCTTGAAATCAAATGGGCTGCGTGAATAGTCCACCTTAAATACCCCCGCCTCGCTGCTTACGCCCTCTTCCGTCAGCTCGCAATCCAATAGGTACACGAGGTTTGGTTGTGTGCTGGTCGGTTGCTCTGGTTCAAGGGAAAGAAGAGCAGTAGAGCGGATTCCTTCAAGGTCATCACTCAACGCCAGTACCCGAGAGGTACGCCAGTAGCACGAGTTGTTTGCTGCGTTCCATTTGTAGCCGTAATACTCGCAGCACCCCTGCGTGGTAAGACCCGCCACGATGCCGTTGTAGTTCATTGCCGTTGGCGTCTGGGTACAGATGACTCCGTTTGCAAATGACGCACGGAACAGTTCAATCGTTCCCGTCCGCTTCTCGGGGTCGTATCCTGTCAGCTTGTTGATACGCCAGTATTCCTGCTCCAGATAGATTTGATTGTTGAGGTCAAGGTTGTACACCTCCGCTGGTTCAAGCACCACTTGTACCGTCAACAAGACCGCATCCGATGCGTAAATTTCGGTGAGGTAGGTAGACCAGAACTCCGTGAACAAGTTGTACGGAGGTGGCACCACGTTGTCCAAGACCGCCTGCCCGTATGTGAGGGTGATGTCCTTTGTGTAGCCGATTGTATAAACTCCGAATTTAGGATAGGTATACAGGGTGTTGATGGCGGGTGTCGCTTGGTCAATCGTGTAGTATTTGGAACATTGCTGCACTCCGTGGTACCACATCAAGCGGGGCTGACTTTCAATCGCCTTTCCTTCGAGGTCAAACAACTGCAATATCTCCAGATTGGTGGCGTTGTTCAAGCGGTTGTACAGGGACGATACAAAGGGAACCTCTACCGTGAAGTCACCTTGTGCGAACTCGTTTGCGGTATCGGCTATCTTGAGGGAGCCGTGCGGGTAGCCAAAGGAGTTCTGGAATGCCTGCTCAATGATTGCTCCTCCCTCTTGGAAGTTGAAGTTGATTGCCCGCCCTTGAAGTTCGGTGGTGGGTTGGATGCTGATTGGTTGGCTGATGTCCACCTTGTACGTCCAGTCCTTGACCGCTCCCGCTGCAATCCACGATTGGTAATCGTAAATGTTGAGGGTATTGGGCGTATCTCGATCGGGGACGATGACAAGATTGAACAGTTTTGCGAAGCCCGCAACGAAGTCACGTTGCTTGATTTTGGGCATCAAATCGGCCATTACCGCAGTTAGCCCTACTGGAGAAGCAGGAGCCGAGATGCACGTCCAAGTATACTCACGGATATTTTTGGTACCTACCACTCCATATGCTCCAGCGTGAGCTGCATACAATTCAACCGTATCACTTGCGGTTAGGTTGACGGTGAAGTTTAGAGAGAATGCAGTATTGGCTGATACGAAGTAAGCATTTCCGTAATTACCATTGATAGTAGTGATGACCATCAACGAGTAGTTACTGTCTAAATCTCCCGAGAAATTGAACTGATATGCGCCTGTTGCCGTTGCCGTGTAGGTATTGGAGGCGAAGTTGTTTCCGTTATCGTAGACCTCCGTGGTGAAAGGTACCTGTGTAGAAGTAGATGCATTTGCGTTGGGGATGTCAAGGTCTACCCCCGTCACTTGGAACAAGCGGGAGTTGATGGCTGCTTCATTTGAGACAAGGGTGTCCTTTGTCCACAAGAGCATATGAAGGTCGGGGAGGTACTCCGAGTCCCAAAAACCAGTTGAGTTGATGGAGTAGCCAGCGGAATCAAATATCTTTTCAATCAGATACTTGACCTTGATGTGCGGATAGAAGTTGGTTTCTGCGAGCGGTTTGGTGATGCTCTGGGGAGCAAAGACGGAATCCGTAGCAAACCCCTTTCCATCCACCATACCGTAGGTGATAGCCCCTCCGATCGGGGTTGTCCACGAGTCGTAGATGTTTGTCCAGTTAAACGTGTGGTTCAGTGCATCCAATCCCAACTCGCTCAACTCCTTCTCTCCAAGGGAGCGGGCAATGCCGCCTACCTCTCCTGCCACGAGTACCTCGTACCCTTTGATGAAGCCGTCCTGTATCGTTACATTGAGGAGTTGGATGTAGCCGTCCAACAAAGAAACCCCGTCCGAGAACAGGGTCACTTGTTGCTTTGCGTAGGCGTTGTACCCGCCCTGCACATTCACATCGTAGTAATGCTTGAAGAACGCATTGTTGGCGTCTGTTGCTGGGAGGTTGAAGTTCTGCGTAATAGGCGAGAAGATGACCGCAGGGTCACGCAAGTCCGCCACGTTGTAGTCCAACGAGATGCTCTCGTCTCCGTAGGTGTCAAGGTACCCCGTGGTGGTTTGAATCTTTAGAGCCATAATTTGTTCTTGACTGGGTTGGCGTACTGGAGGGTGAAGGTGTACTGCACCAAGTTATCGTTCACCGAGGTCTTGTAGGTGACCTGCGTATCCGTCAAAATTACGCCCAAGTCCTGCTCTACCAACTGCAAGGTGGACGATAGCATCATTTGCTTGACCGCCTCGTTCATCTGCTCGGGGATGAATCCAGTATTCACCACCAACTGTTCCTGTCCTTGCGTGTTGAAGTATTGCTTGGATGCTGCGTAGGAGGGTATTGAGGCGGTTCCTGCCGAACGAGTGATGACATTTGAAGTGTAGGTATCTCGCTCAATAGATATGCTCTCTACGCTCTTCTTTTGGACAAGCAAATAATCCCAAGCCCCGTACCTATTTTGGAAGGCAATCGTTAGCGGGGTGTATCGTGGTTCGCATTGAACCTCGAATCGGTAGGTGCGTTGTACTGCCGTGTTGAGCAAGAACTCAACCGTGTAGAATTGCAGGTTCGTGACTGATGACGGCTTGGTGGTGATTGCGGAGGAGTTGAGGTTGCTGATTCCCACGGGTACATACCACATCCAGTTCTGCGAGTTGTTGCCTCCTGTGATGGACAAGGTAGAAAAGAGCAAGGTGGCAGAGGTGCCGTTGGAGTACGTCACCCGCATACGATCGGGTGGGTTGGTATCTCCCAGCATTATCCCCATGGTCATCTCTTGGTTTGACCAAATAGGGATGCTTACAGGGGATTGGGGCATAGAGGTCAAGTAACCTCCCGTGCTTGTAGCCAAGTTTAGATTCAACCCCTCACTCACCTCGCTGAATCCATCGTATGCACGGATGCTGCTTGAGGTAGCAACAACCGCACCGACTCCTCCACCATTGGTGAACTCACGGAACTTGACCTGCACGTTCACGACCGAGCCAACTGTATTCTGTGCGGTGCCGTCATCGTGAACAATGGTGGTGGCAGAAAGGTACTGGTCTACCACGTTACGGATGTCCAAGTACCCGTACCTTCCCGACACGGGATCGGGGCGCATCTTGAAGCGGTACACATAACTTGCAGGGACGGAGGCAATGGAACCCGTCCAAACAAATACGTCTGCGATGTATGCGAAGCCAGCCGAGGCGTAGGCGGTAGAGTCCAATCCGTACACCATAGGTGAACTTCCAAAGGCGTAGGAGGGAGGTTGTTGTACGATGGTGATGGCCATTACTTATATTTTTTGTTCAATTCGTTTATGGTAAATTCAAGGAACTGCATCACGTCCAGTTCGTATGCTTGGCGCAAATCCTCGGGGAGTTTCTCGTAGCCCAACTGAAAGGGGCGTGAGTAGAAGTTGGTGGGGTCGATTCCTTTGTTCTTGATTTTGAGCATCACCATACTGGCGGTCTGGGAATAGGACAAGAACTTCTTGGTCTTCGTGTCTTTGAATTGAATCTTGCGCCTTGCTACCCACGCATATATTGGCCCGAATGGGGGCATCTTTCCTTTCTTCCTTCCCTTGTCTACCCACTCACCGTACTCCGCCATCAAGAAGTCAAACTCAATAGAGCGGGGGTTCACCTTCGTTTCGTAATCGAGCGAATTGTATAGGTTCTTGGTGACGTTCTTCTTTTGCTTGGTGAGGTTTGCCCGAGATTGCTGCACGAGGTACTTGCCAAATTTGTCAAGGGCAAACTTGGTATTCTCGGCCTTCTTTAAGTCGGGCTTGCCAGAAGCCATCAGCAGATGATTGTCGGATTCGGGGTCATAATCTGAAGCGTGAACTTCCACCCGCAAAGGGTGTTCTCGTAGTCCTCGTCAATCGGCTCGCACACGGGGTCATTCACCAACTCAAATCCATCGGAGTACAAAGCACCCCTGCGTAGTGATGCAATCATTTGTTGCGCTGAAAAGAGCGCACGGTGGTAGATGTCCTGCTTGATGGCTACCCCTTGAAAGGAGTACGGGTCTACGTTCGGGTCTTGCTTCGAGTAGTCCACCACATCCATCACCAACAGGTCAACCTCGTAGGTAACCGTCCGTTCGTTGACGGTAGCGTTCCCAACCAAGATATGGCAAAGCGGGAAGAGGGTCATCTTCCGCATATCAACGTCAAAGATGTTGCCCCAAGTCGTAGTGGTGATATAATCAGCCGAGGTTGCTGCCGATTGCAACGCCTCGCAGAGTTGATAGTAGCCGTATTTCATAACTATAAAACCCCCTATCGGCTTTGTTGTCGCATCAAGGTCTGGTC